GCAGTCGTGATTTGCCATCCACACGGCGTTGCTGTACTTCCAGCACTGCGCCCGCATGTTGATGAGGTTCTCGTAAATGATGCTGTCCGCGTCCTGGCCGGCTTCCTTATCAATGGTCACCAGGGACGGCGACTTCAAAATGCCCTCGAACTCGCCAACGCCAGTGCCGTTGAGTCGCTCGTCAATCAGATGGGCCGTGAATTGGTCACGGAAGCCAGCCTCCAGGATGGCGGCGAACGATACCGGGGAATCGGTTAGGATTTCCTCGGTGGCGTAGGCCAGCCCGAACAGGCTGTAGGCGTCCATGGCGATCTTTTCCATGGACATGCGGGACGCCGCTTGCGTCTGCGTCTCGGCGCGCCGACAGACGGTGAGGCCGCCGCTGACGCTGGACGTGTGATTCTTGTCGACCCGGGCGAGAACCTCGATCCGCGGCGCCGTCATCGGCACTTTCGTGGTGCGCGGCCCGATGGGGTCGTCTTCCGGCGACATTTGCATCAGGCTGGGCGCGAACCCCACGGGGACCAAGAATCCGCCGTAGGGGTCGGAGTAGCCGCCCTGCTCGTCGCTACCGGCCGTGGCCAGGAAGCGGAGCCGCTCGTCGCGGGCCTCGCCGGCCGGCCGGTCGTGGTTTTGCAACACGGCCGTCAGGAACTCGCGGGGCGTCTTGAAACCCTTGTTGGGGTCGGCCTCGAACGAGCTTTTGACCTTGATGGCCCCGGGAACGTCCTCAACATCGAAGCCACCGATGGCGGGGGCGAATGTCGACAACTTTTGCTCACGCTCGATGCCCGCGGCGACGGTTTCGAGTTCCGTATCGTTGGCCGCGAGGGTCTTGCCCTCGTCCTCGGTGGGTTCGCGGTCCTCTTTGTCGGCCGCGTCAAGAATGGCGTTCGATTGGGCGAGCAGGGCCTTCTTGCGCTGCTCAAGCTTGTGTAAGCGACGATTCATCGCGATCTTCCTTTGCAAAACGGGTGAACGGGCAAGGCCGTGCATCCCGCCGCAGCGTGGAAGATCGTGCCAAACAAAAAACGGCGGACGAAAAACGAACCTCCTGGGTTTCACCAGGGTGTTGGCTTCTCGCCCGCCGTAGCGTGACGGATAACCGAATTGTGCGTGGCCTGACGGCCGCCTTGGCGTGCCATTCGACCCTCAGACCCCATCTATACCGATCGGTGCTGAAATGTCAACGGAGAAAATCAGAAACTTTTCAAGGCGAGCCGTTGCCGCTCAATCTCCGTCCTGCGGCCGCTGCTCGACGCCTTGCGCGTTCCGGCCAGGCGGGCAATGGTTGCCTCCAGTGTGCCAATCCGGTCCGCCATGCCGCGCTCCACGGCTTCCTGAGCACCGAACATGCGACCCTGGCCGAACTTGTCGCGGACGACTTGCGGTGCCACGCCGCGTTGCTTGGCCACCGCCTTGACGAACGTCTCACCAGCCTGATCCACTCGCCGCTGCAACTCCTCCGCGGCATCGGACGATAGTGGGGCATTGCTGGAAAACTCGGCCTTGTGCGTGCCGTAGGTAATGTAGGTCGGCTTGCTGCCGATCTTCTCGTTCATGGCTGAGTTGTCGTAGTGGACCGCCAGCACGCCAACGCTTCCCACGTCGCCGCTGGGCGTCACCACGATTTCGTCAGCCGCCGATGCGATCCAGTACGCGGCCGAGGCCGCCATGCTGTTGGCGACGGCCACGATGGGCTTGGTGCCACGTGCCGCCATGATCTTGCTGGCCACCTCGGGCGTCCCGTAGTAGTTGCCCCCCGGGCTGTCGATGTTGAGCACAATTGCCCCAACCTCTGGATCAGCAACCAGGGCGGCAATGTCCTGGCCGAGACGTTCCGTTGACACGCCGCCGGAAAACTCGCTCATCATGTCGAGCCGCTGGGCGACGACACCGAAAACGGGGACAACGGCCACGGAATTGCTGATTACAGACCGTTTTTCCGTGCGGTTGGTGGCCGCAATCCGCTCCACGGTGGCCGCATCTAGCGTAATTCCCGACGCTTTCGCGTCCAGAAATCCGAGAATAGAGTCCATTTTCTCCGGGAGAATCAGCCACAGCGAGCCACGAACGGCGGTCAGGATCGAGTCATAGCGTTTCATCAAAGAACCTCTCTTTCAGTTTGGTGGCTAGGTCGTCGGCGCGGGTCTCTTTCCAGCCCTCGACGCAAGCAACAACGTCGCTCATGACGTCGAAAATCGGTCCCACAGCCGCGCAGAGTGATGCAGCCAGTTCCTCGGGGTCGCACTGCAGGTCGGTCTGCGCAAGCCACGCTGCGCAAATCGGATCCAGGACCTTGGCCGCGTAAGCTTGGTGCCTGTGGTAAAACTCCACCGCCCACTCGTTCCACTTCGCGCGGTCCTCGGCCGCCTTATCGGCCCGGGCGCTCAATCCGTGAATCTCGGCCGCAGCAATCCGGGCCGCCGCCTCATCCAGGAGCACAGCAAACGCCGCTTGTGCCGCTTTCTTCTTCTGCCGCTGCTTCTCGCGGGGCGTCGGCTCGTCAACTGGCGCGGCTTCCTGCTGCTTTTGCTGTGCAGGTTTGGGCGTTCCCTTGCCCGGCTGGCCGCCCTGCTCGTTTTGGTCGGGGCCACTGCCTGCCGGCTGCATGTTGAGCGGGTAGCGGGGCGTGTCGCCGCCCTCGATGGGGTTTCGGTCCTCCAGTTCGCGGGCTTCGTTGACCAACTCCCAGCCGCCCTGGATGGCGATATTGTGGGCCTGGTAGCGGCTGAGCATGTCACCACGCAGTAAGCCGTCGAGAACGATCTTGGTGTAGTATTCCTCGGGATCGTCGAGTAGGTCACGGTTGGCCGACTGCTCAAATCGAATGGCAAGCGGGCTCAGCGTGTATGTGACGAACTCGATTGACTTCTGCTCAGTGCTCCCAAGTGCCTCTTTGCTGGATAGCCCGATCATGTGCGGCGGCACGCCAAAGAACCGACAGACCTCCTCGGCCTGCATGCCGCGCGATTCGAGCCACTGGCTGTCACGGTTAGTCAGTCCCAACTCGTGCAGTTGCATGTCGTCTTCGAGGATCGGCGGGTTGCCGGCGTTCTCAGGGCCGCCGTGGATTGCCCGCCAGCCCGCACGAAAGTTTGTCCGCGCCTGGCCGTCACGCGGCCACGGTTTCGGGCGACTGATCCAGAAGGCCGGCAAGCCACCATTGCGGAACAGGCTGGCCCCATGCGTCTCTTGGGCAATCGCCAGCCCCACGGTGTTGCGGGCGTACTCCAACACTGACACGCCGGTGATCCCGTTCATCGACATGCCGCGCACGTGGAAAATATTTTCTTGCGAGAACTCCACCAGGTCGCCGACCTTGCGGCGATAGGTGTACTTGAGCGATCCGTCCGCATTCTGTGAAACCTTCATCGCGTCGGGGTTCAGCGGGACCAACTGCATCGCGTCACCGGCCCCCACGATTTGGCAGTAGTAGTTGCCGCGTAGGCACAGGTGACAAACCCCCATTTCCTTCCATTCCATGGGGGTTTGCCAGCGGTTTGGCCGGTTGTGCAGCACCGTCCAAAGATAGTGGTCGCGGGCTGTTTCGCTCGACTTTGGCCCGGTAGAGCGGTACACCCGGAACGGCAGCGACCCGAGCGATTCCCGCAAGACGCGAATGCAACCCCACACGGCCGAGACACCCATGGCGGCGTCTGGTTTGACGGAGATCCCGGCCGATGAAACGGATCCCACGGGCGCATACCAAAACGGATCGAGCGGGCCAGGGGCTGCGGCAGCATTCCGGCCAGGGAACAACGCGGAAAGTGCGTTTGCGATCATTATTGCTTGCTCCTTGTCGTTCCGATTCCGACCAAGACACACAATGCGCCGCAGACGCCGACGCCGGCCGCCGGGTGGACCATCCACGCCGCCACGGTCATCAGCACCACGCCGACCAGCACGTATAAATCAGCCATACCCAAACGCTTCATCGTATTGGACCTCTGTTGTGTCGTCCTGTGGTTCGTCACACCATTCGCCCGCGTACATTACTCCGCGCGTTTCGTAGGCTGACGGCTCTTGCGGACCGGTCATTTCCAGCCGCAGGGCCATGATTCCCGCCACGATTCCGTCAATCGTCCGAATGTCTCCGTGTTTCGGCTTCACCGGCCGCTTGTTGTTGTTCGCGTCCGTCCGCACCATACAGTGGCCGGCCTGCCATGTCAGCAGCGGGTTGCTGTTGTGCCGCAGCCTGCCAGAAATCACCAAGCGTTCATACTCCGCCGTCGGTCCAGCAAACTGCATCACGGTTTGGGGGAACTCGACGCATTCGATGTCTGAAAACTCCTCTTGGATCCACTGGGCTGTTTCTTGGGCGTACATCGCATCGAAACTGAACCGACCCACGGCAAACCGTCCAAATATCTCGGCGATATCGCGGCGGATCAGCGCGTAATCGATCACCGACCCGGGGACCACCCGCAAGCAACCCGCCTTGATCCACGCGGCATAGTCGACCAAATGCTGCCGGTCGGCAATCGTCTTCTCGGGCATCCAGAAAAACGCCAACTGGCGGTATAGATCAGGTTCCTCTTGGTCGGGAAAGATCAGCGTCAGGGCCGTCATGTCGCCCGTTTTGCTCATGTCGAGCCCGGCGCCGCACGGCGCCAAGGCCAAGTCGTCCTCGGTGAACTGCTCAGCGCATCCAGTCCAGTCGGGCGATCGCAGCCAGGGGGCAACGCCAGTGTTCCAGATCCCATAGGTGAGCCGCAACAGGTTGGGCATTTCGCTGGGCGTATGAATCGCGTCCTGAATATCGTGCACCAGGTCTGCCTCGGCGATCACGTGTCCCAATGCCGGATTGCACCGCCGAGCAACGGGCAATTCCGTGGCCCCATCCTTCACGGCCTCAATTTCCGCGTCCGCATCTTCACGCGAGACCGACATAATCATGGCGAAGAAGTCATCATCTTGGATTGCGCCCGAGAGGACCGCGGCCGCCTTCTCGTGCTGCCGGTAACAGATGCTCTGGAGGTTGTTCCCGGCGTTCGTGATGGCCAGAAACAGCGGTTGCCGGCGGGCACGAAAGGCATACTTCATGGCGTTCCACAGTTCGTCACCGTACCACTCGTGCAATTCGTCGGCGATCACGCAATGGAGACTTGGGCCGTGCTTGCCCCGGGGGCTTGCGGACACGGCGCGGTAGTATGAGCGTGTGGCATGGTACGCGATATTCCCAGTCGTGTGGTTGACCTTCAGCATGGCCGCCAGCTTGGGCGAGCCCTCGACCATGTTCACAGCTTCGTTATAAACAACCTTCGCTTGGTCCTTGTCGGCACCCGCGGACCAAATTTCAGCACCCGCCTCTTCATCGGCCACCAGCATATAGAGGCCGATTCCGCTGGCCAGCGTGCTCTTGTAGTTCTTCTTCGGAATCTCGACGTACCC